AAATGTGGGGTGTCCTTTTTACATACTAAAGAGAATGTTATAAATCATATATGTAAAGAGGATATGAAGAAATATAACAAGATTGCAGAAGATATACTAAAAAATCTTATACAGTGTGTAAAGTGCGGAATGGGAGAAACTAATACAGCAGATGAATTATTGTACCATCAAAAAAATTGTTTTCCTGGAGTTAACTGTGTAAAGTGTGGTGTAAGTTATACGATAGATCATATATGTAAAGAAAGAGGATACACAGTGGAAAATCAACATAGAAAAATCAAAGGGTATAGAGAATTATCCCAGACAGAAATAGATATGATTAATCATATACAGGGTTTAAGAGAAACTATAAGTGATGTATTGAAGATAATGGAAAATACCGCTTTACTGGATAAAAGGTGGTTAGCAATAGGAAAAACCGATTTACAAAAAGGATTAATGGCTGTGACTAGATCAATATCTAAACCAGATTTCTTTTAAATAATGGTAGTTAGAAACCCATCCCCTAATTTAGATTTCTTTAAACAACAAAGATTTTCTTACTGGAATAGTAATAAACGTTTAAATATATGGGATGGACCCGTAAGGTCTGGGAAGACTCATTTATCTGTAGCTAGATGGATTAAGTTTATAGGAAATGCCCCCCCAGGTGATTTGTTAATGACAGGTAAGACTAATGCTGCCTTATACAGAAATATAATTCGTCCTATGCAGACCTTTTTAGGTAGTGAAATGAATTATACCACTAGGCATGATAATAGAATAGTGGAACTATGGGATAGAGAGATATTTTGTTATGGTGCTAATGATGAAAGAGCTGAAGCTAAGATTAGAGGAGGTACCTTTGCTGGTGGATATGGTGATGAATTAACTCTATGGCCTGAAAGCTATTGGACAATGATGTTATCCAGGTTCTCGGTTAGAGGAGCTAAGTTCTTTGGGACTACTAATCCAGATAATCCACAGCATTGGCTTAAGACTAAATTTATTAATCGTAGAAACGAATTAGATTTAAATGTATTTAGTTGGCCTATTGATGCCAATCATCATTTACCTAAAGAATATATTAAGGCACTTAAATCCGAGTATGTAGGTATCTGGCACAGAAGATATATACTAGGTGAGTGGTGCGTTGCGGAGGGTGCTATTTATGATATGTTTAATGAGAAGATACATGTTGTTCCCAGGGATAAGCTACCTAAAGCTAGATATCATATTGTTTCCTATGACTATGGTACTAAGAATCCTGCATCATTTGGTTTGTATGGTGTTAATCCAAATACTATTCCTAAAATTTGGAGAATAAAAGGATATTGGTGGGATTCACATAAAGAAATGAGACAAAAAACGGATGAACAATATGCCAAAGCCATGAAAGAATTCTTAGGAGATATAAAGCCTTTACATATTATTGGTGATCCTAGTGCAGCATCATTTAAATTAGTATTAAAATCTTATCCATATAACTACAACGTTATTGATGCTGATAATGAAGTATTAGATGGTATTAGAACCCAAGCCAGAATGTTACAGACTGGACAATATGTTATTTCTGATGATCCCAGCAATGATCCCTGTATTTCAGAATATTATGGTTATGTATGGGATGACGATGCAGCAACTAAGAAAGGTGAGGACAAACCAGTCAAACAAGGGGATCATACTAAAGACGATGAAAGGTATGCATTACAAACTACCTTTGGACAAGACCAATTAGACTATTTCATGTTTAACAAAATGTAAGGGGTGAAAATGAATGAATTAGAATTCAGAGGAAAAATAGAAGATCGTTTTATGGATCTGCTTATATCAAAGAATAAGATATCCTTTAATAATGATGGATTTAAACTAATAATAAAAGATGATAAAATAAAAAATTTGTTAGATGAATCTGGTAAAAATATCAATAATATATCTTTTAACTTAATAAAAAATTCTTCTTGTTTTGCTGATAGGGTGACAGTTGAATTGAAGGATATGAAATGACTAAAAGTGAATATAAAAAAAATTTCTTCTACCATTGTGAAAAAATGCAAATTAGTATTAGCAGAAATAATTCTGAGGTGATCACAGTTCTATTAGATGCTTTGTTCGATACCTATTTACAGATAGAAGGATTAACTAAAAGAGTTAGTGATTTAGAAGGAAAATAACAAATGACTGAAGATGAATTAAAACTTTTTGATGAAATATCAAGAGAAGAATATATTGCATACGATAAGTTATACTATAGGATTATTGCAAGACTAAGGGGTAAAATACACCCTATAAAAATAAAAGGAACGATAACTAATGACCAAGAAACAGACAACTAGAACAGACAACAGTACGTCAGAACAATTCTCTAAATCAGTAAAACACCGTGACGGTTGGGCTAATATATATACCAGAGAAGGGATGGTGGATAGGGATAAACAAACTGGGTATTCTCATAGACGTGGGCCTATAATGAGAGAACAGGAGTTAAAGGATATATATCGTACTGATGGATTTGGTAAGAAGATAGTTAATCGAGTAACAAAGGACATGGTTAGGGAATGGTTTGACATTACTAATGATACTGATGGGGAAATAAATAAAGTATTATTAAATATAGGTGCTCCCACTGAAATATTGATAGCTTTAAGATGGGCTAAAATATATGGAGGTTCTTTAGTAGTTATGGGAATAAATGATGGTGCAACTGGAAATGATGCTTTGGAACAACCCGTAAATGAGAATAATATACAAAGTATTGATTTTCTAAAGACTTATAATAGATTTAGAGTAACCTGGGAAACTAACGATTTATTCAATGATCCTACACAAAGCAATTTTAATACTCCAGAGTTCTATACAATAAGTCCTTTAACTAGTGGTGCTCAAACACCTTTTAAAGTACATGCTTCTAGAGTTTTAAGATTTGATGGTGAGCTAACAGATGATGAAACTAGAACAGATAATGAGGGGTGGGATGATTCTATATTTACAGGGATTAGAACACAGCTAATTAATGTTAATAGTATGTTTCAATCGGTTAAATCTATTGTAGACGAGTACGTAATTACTATTATTAAAATAAAGAACTTACAGGCTATGATAGCAGCAGGTCAAGATGGGCTAATTAAAGATAGGCTTAATATACTTGATTTAGGTAGACAAACCATCAATTCAATGATGTTGGATGCGGAAGAAGAATATGAGCGACAATCAGCTTCAGTAGCGGGGCTTAGAGAGTTGGTGATTGAGTCTGAAACGGCCTTAGCTGCTGTTTCTGATTATCCTATGGTTATCCTTATGGGTGTTTCACCCAGCGGTATGGATGCAACGGGGGACGCTGATGTTAGATTATATTATGATAATGTAGTGGCAGATCAAAACGATAAGATGAGGAAACAATGTATCACTTTAGTTAGATATATACAGCTATCTAAAGAAGGTCCTTTTAATGGTAAAGAATTACCTGACTGGAATATAGAATTTAATCTTCTATGGCAGCCCACAGATAAAGAACTTGCTGAAACAAGAAAAATAGTAGCTGAAACTGATGAAAAATATATTGATCTAGGGGTTGTTAATTCTCAAGAGGTTAGGGAATCTAGGTATGGCGGGGATGATTATTCATTGGAAACTAAAACAGAATCTAAATTTGATAATGAATTGGCTATGTTGCCAGGGCCAGGTAATCCAAAAAATCCTACATTTAATGAAGAACCTACTGATAAAAAACAAATTAATACAGATAGACATAATGTATTTGATTCATTTGGTATTACTTCAGAAGATAAAGAACATAGTCATCAGATATTTTTTTATGATAGAACAAAAGGTAATGGATTTACTGGACCTGGTGGTGAAAGTGATCATCAACATAGAATCGAGGGATTTAATGTGCAAATGAGGAATGATTTAGATGGTACTCAACATACCCATAGAATAAGTAATGAAATAATACAAAAGGTGAAAGATGCCAATTGAAACCGCATTACCGGATTTAAACCGTAGAAGGGCTGCACTTCCCAATCCTAGGAGAAAATTACCTAAGAATTTACCTATATGGTTATTTCCATTACCTATAGAAACCATTTATCGTAATGCTTTATTAGAATTAATAGATGCACAAAATAAGATAATACAAACTTCTTTAATACCTCATTTACCTTCTATAGCACTGCAAAGAAATGAAGAAGTACCAGAACAATTTAGAGCGGATGATTATTCTGATTCTGTAGAAGAATTAATAGCAATATTGATTTTGTTGTATGCTTCTATTCCTATAAATATAGAGGCCCTAGTAACTAAGATAGGGGCAGATGTAAGTATATGGAATGAGGTGCAGTATCAGAAGTTAATAAAGTCTGCTCTTGGGGTTAATTTATTCCAAAGAGAGCCATTCTTAAATGCCGCATTAAATTCATTTATTAAAGAGAATGTCACCCTTATTAACAAAATGACTACTGATCAGATAGATAGTATTGAGGGTATAATGCAAAGAGGATTTAGGACCGGATTATCTTCCAGTGAAATTGCAACACAAATAGAGAAACAAATAGGTGTTACTAAGAATAAAGCTAGATTTATTGCCAGAGATCAAGTAGGTAAACTTAATGGCCAACTCACTGGAATGCGACAAACTAATTTAGGTATTACTAAATACAAATGGCGTACGCAGTTAGATAATAGGGTGAGACCAAACCACAGAACAAAAGAAGGGGTTACTTTCTTTTGGGATAATGCCCCTGCTGATACAGGACATCCGGGGGAAGACTTTCAATGTAGATGCCACGCAGAACCAGATTTTTCAACAGTATTTGAGGAGCTACAATAATGGGAAAAAATATTTTAGAGGATAAAATGTTAATCAATAATGCCATTACACAGGCTTCTAATGATAATTTTACCGGAAAAATGATAATTACCCTCAATATGAATCAGGGCGGGATAGGAAATATTTCAGTAAATATGGACAAAACGTTAAAAAAACAGCGTATTTAGAGCCAACAATAAAAAGTATTTGCTTTTTCTAGTGAATTAATTTAAGTTAATAAACAAATCATTTCGGTCACTCATCTTGACCTTTTCAATAAGGTTACAAAGGAGTCCATTCCCCGGACTCCTTTTTTATTGGATAAAAATGAGAACCAACAAAAAAATAATACTCTTTATAAAATATTTCTTTGAAGCATTTGATAGAGGTTTAAATCCGTTAGGAGTCACTCATCTAGGGGTTCAAGTCACTCATTTAGGAGCTGATGTTACACATACATCTTAAGGAAATGGGTAAATGCTCACAGACAATTTTATAGTTAGAGGGAATTCAGGTACCGAAATTGACATAGGCAATATAACTATGTCTGCTGATGGGAATGATTTAAATATTCCTGGATCTATAGAAATTGAGAATGGATCAATAGCATTACCTTCTTTAAATTTCGCATCACACATAACCACTGGATTATCTGCAAGTGTGACAGGTCTTGAATTGTCCGTTAATGGGATCGAGGGGCTAGGAATAAGAACCTCTACAACCCCAGTAAATGGATTATTAATAGAGATGGCCAACACGGGAGATGGTGTAAATATTGTACCTGTTGGTCCTGATGGTTCTATTGACTTTGTGGTACGCGCAAAGGGCGGTAATTTAGTATTAAATAATCTTATTGGAGAGGTACATCTTGGTGTTGGGCCAGTGATGATAGTTAAAAATACTGGAACGGAAGTAATTATTTCAGGAGACATAACTGCTACTTCTTTTAATGGTGTGGCCCTTACCACAGCAGGGGTTTCAAGTAATTTTTTAGATGAAACAGGAAATTATTCCGTCCCAACAGATACAGGTGGTCAAGTAGATTCTGTTGTTAGTGGGACAAACATAACTATAGATGCCACAGATCCAGTTAACCCAATCGCCAATTTAGATGCGGCCATTACAGGCACATCTGTTAATGGTGTTACACTGGCAACAGGGGGGGCTGCAACTAACTTTTTAAATCAAACGGGTAATTATTCTACACCAGCGGGTACAGGTAATGTAACAACATCTTCAACCTTAACAGATAATTTTATTGTGATAGGTAATGGGACAGAGGATGTTGATGTTACTACTGCATCATTCAGTGGAGATAACCTTACAATTGTAGGATCGGCTACTATTGTAAATGGTTTTATAGCTACACCATCACTAAATTTCACATCCCATATAACTACAGGATTATCAGCATCGACTAACCGTTTCGATCTTAGTGTTAATGGGGTTTTAGGTATTGGGATAGTAGCTTCTACAATTCCTGTAAATGGTCTTTTTGTAGAAATGTCTGATACTGGTAATGGGGTGAATTTAGTTCCGCAGGGTACGGATGGTACTATTGATTTGATTGTAAGGGCTAAAGGTGCTAATGTTAGGATAAATCAAATTGCAGGTGATACTTTTATTGGTATTGGTGATCAAATACAAGTTGATAATGGCGGTAGTACTGGAATTGGTCGAGGTGTTGGCACCCCTAGTGTAGTCTTAGATGTGGCAACAGAAGCTTCTGATACAATACCTATTGCTAGGTTCTCCTCAACAGTTACAGACTCAGGTTCTACGAGGTTGTTTTGTGGTAATAATGATCCTAATACTCATGTTACCGGATTCCCTGGAGATGTATATCATAGAGATTCAGGAGAGCTATCAGGTTCTTGGGAAAGCTTAGAAGCAACATCAGGTACAGAATGGTTTAGCAGGGGCCTTAATCCCCCAACTATAAGAATGATCAATAATATTGCACAGTTTGAAGATCTTGTGTCAACTGGTACTTTTACAGTGTTAGAAGATACCTTACTTATTATGAATACCAAGGTGGTTACTGCATCCAATATTTCCATTGTTTTTGGTTTTAAATTATCAGTTATTGGAAGATATAAAGGGGATGTAGGTTTTAATTATACAGGAGCTAGTACATTCATTAGCGGGGAAGGATCTTTTATAGCTACTCAAGAGTGTAATCTTGAAAGTGTTGGTACAGGACAATTATTTGATATAACTAACAAGGCTGCTATAGTTATTATGAAAGAAATAAAGTTAGATGGTTGGGATGATTTAGGTGAAATTGTTAATGCTGCATTGATAATAGATACTGTAGAAATGGATAATATTACTGTAGGTCTTACTTTAACTAATCCTAGAGAAGTTGTTGTTACTAAAATCTTTCAAGATGGTGTAGCAATGGTAGGATCTTTATTTACTTTTACTACTATAGCTATAGGTGAGATTTATTCATTTAAAGACATTAGAAGTAATTTAACTTCTACAGGTTCAATTTTTGATTTTAGTCCTGATATACCGCCTACAACTCAAATAGCTGTAAGTGAATGTTTAGCTGATATAGGGAATATATTTAAACAAACCCAAATAGCTACAGATGCTTTCACTTTAGTTAGTGATAGTGCTGTTAGCAATACAATTACAGCGGCAGTAGATAATGGATCTGGGTTAGTTAGGTTTTCAAGTTCTGAAGATATATTTAATGGAGAACTTGTCACAACATCAGGGTTTACAACCAATACAGCTTATAATGGTACATTTAAAGCGTTCAATATCGTATTAGGAGTATCTTTTGATGTTAATGTACTAATAGGTACTACAGAAACAGGTAATCTTTCTGCTAAGCGAGTCTTATTTTTCTCCGCTGGTAACTCCTTTTCCAATGGGGATACTGTAGAAGTAACAAACTCTCAATTTTATAATGGTTTTTATAGAGTACTTGACTCCACTACTAATGAAGTTGAAGTAAATCATTCATTTGAGGGAACTGATATAGGTACAATGTCAAGAGATGTAGGTCTTGATGAACGAGATCCACGTATTAAAGCATTTAATAATTTTAGTGATAATGCCAATTCTTCTGTTACATTATTTGCTGAGAGAAATGGAAATGATGTAGAGACTCCAGTGTCAAGTGGTGCCACTTTTTACTCAACTGTTCAAGTGAATGTTATAAACTCACAGAGCACACAAAGATTTAGAATGATAAGTTCTCAAATAAGTGCTTATATATACACTGGGATTGAAACCATAACCGTTCCTGTAGTGGCAACGTTTACAGTAATAAAGAATGGTGGTGATGGTGATTATCGAGCCGCTGTAACTAAGAATGATGTGGACCCCACCTCAGAAAATGACGGGTTTGTACCTATGGTAATAACTACCCAGAAAAGTAGCTGGACATATGAATCAATTGTAACACTTAGTACAGGTGATGAGATAGTTGCTAAACTAGTAGGGGATGGCACTTCTGTAGCACCTACAATAACAGACTTTAGGTTGATAGTGGGATAAAATGGATTTTAATATATATAGAAATGATCTTGTAACTAGGTTCCCACAATATGTAATATCGGACCAAGTTGTTGGTTCTGGATTTACAGCAGAAGCAACAATAACATCTACTTCTATTACCAGTGTAACGGACAATGGAGGAATAGCAGTATTTAATCACGCTGGAACTTCCCCCCCTGTAGATTCTTTGGTTACTATCACTGGATTTATAACAAATACTACGTATAACGGAAGTTTTAGGATAACTTTATCAACCGCCACAACTTTTGAAACTGGTGTTGCTTTTGGAACTAATGAAACAGGGGATTATACAGCACAGGTTGTGATTAGTGGTTATGCGTCGTTTCAGTTAGAGGCATACCGTGACTTAAGAAATAAACTTCTTGAAGGTGAAGATCCTTTACCTCAAGCTACTACAACTCAAAAAGATTCATACACTGATGTTGAAACTAATTTTCATCTTGTAGATTCCGATCTTAACCAAATTCAATACTTTGATAGTGTTAACTGGGTAGGACCACCTGGAAGTGGTGGAGCTTCTGTTAGTGGATCTTGGAAGTTCGATAATAGTACGACAGAATCTAATCCTGGATCTGGGAACTTTCGTACTAACAATGCTACTATTGGTAGCGTAACCAAATTATTTATATCACATGAATCAGAATCTGGATCGGATGTTACCAATATTATTAATTTATTGTCTTCTGGAGATGTACTTTACTTACAGAATGCTGAAGATTCTACAGAGTTCTTAACATTCAATATTACTATAAATGTTGATAATGGTTCTTGGAGTTCAATTACAGGGACTGTAAGTAATTCAAATTCAAATTTTACTAATGGAAAAGAATTTGGAATTGTATTTCTATTTGGAGGTGCTGGACCAAGTGCTAATGGTCTACCATTAAATTTTGCAAGTTTTAATGGTTCTGGTGGTTTGAGCTATATATCAAGTACTACTGTACAGGTAACGGCAGGATCTTGGAGAGATAGTGCCAATTCTTTTGATCTTATATTAGGATCAAACACCAACGTAGTTATAACGACTACAGGGGCAGGAGGTTTACAAACCGGATCATCTGAGTCATCGAACACTTGGTATGGGGTTTATGCTATTGGGGATACCTCAGGATCTAATGTTACAACTACCTTACTTATACCAGAAGGTGTAGCTTTCAATGAGTCTGGGTATGATGTAATTAGAAATGTAGGTTGGGTAAAAAATAATGCCGGGGCTGATTTTTTTAGATTTAATACAGAAGGTAAAGGGTCATCTCAGATATACCTATTTGATATTGATGCTCAATCAGAAATATTAACCGCGGGTAGTGCTACTACATTTACTGATATTGACTGTTCGGCTTTTATACCTCCAACATCAATATTAGGATTCTTTCAAGTAGGCGTTGTCGCGTCTGCTGCATTTGCAGGAATAACGATAAGGCCAAATGGTGCTGGTGGCACATACGCTGCGTTTGTAACACGCCCAGGAATAGCAACAACAATTACAAACAGGTCATTTGCAGCTATGATTACTGACGAAGATCGAATTATAGAATATGAGATGATTAATGCAGGTGATGATGGATACCTATCCATCCAAGGGTTTAAGGTGGATATATAATGGCAATAGTTTTTCAGGTTTTAATTTTACATGATTCAGGTAATACTGGCCCAGGTGATGTTATTGCGGCGGGCTATACAGATTTAACATTAGATGGAAAATATAATGCCTCGATAATGTCAGTAAGAACGGATTCTCCAAGCTCTGTGTTTATCTACTCTGATCAGAACACAGATGTTACAGAATGGGATGGTGTTTCTTTTTCTAATGCTACTAAAAACTATGATGTAACTACTCATTTTGTTAAGTGGGACCTGGTAAATGAAGAATATATAATTCTAAGACTAATAGAAGGATCGAAGGAAGTAGTTTTTGATGCTAATAGTGTTAGCTACCCTTCGAGTAATCCGGCCACCGCTGATTCTAGAAACGGACATCCTATAATTGCTTATGATGATACAGTTGCTGAAAGTATACTAATCACTTCGTCTGTGTCAGGAAATTATGTTGGTGGAGAATTTGATGTTTTTGTTGAGTGGGTTTCTGCATCTGCTACTACAGGTGGTGTGTCATGGGGAGTTGAGATTGAACGCAGTTCTCCAGGAGGAACTAGTATTGCATCTGATTCATTTGCAGCGCAGCAAATAGGAACCGATACAACTAATGGAACTTCAGGCATTATCACAAGAACGCTTATTGCATTTACTCAGTCCCAGGCAGATTCAATTGAAGCCTTTGATACTTTTAGAATGAGAATACAACGAGTTGTAGGAGATGTCGGTGATGATATGGTAGGAGATGCTCAAATTGTTAAGATTGGAGCGGTATAATTGTGGCTAGAAACTTTGAAGAATCTAATAATGATTATATAGAGATCGGGGATGTAGCTGCTTTAGACCTTACTGGTGATACCGTTTCTTTATCTTCTTGGATAAGAATAGAAGCTCTTAATGGAGAACAGAAGATTTTTGATAAGTGGTCCGATGTTGATAGCAACTTTAGTTATCTGTTATCAATGAATGTAGATAATAAAATCATAATGGCTATACATTCTGGCACTACTACAATAGCTACTGGGACAACGACTTTGAGTACTGGGGTATGGTTTCATGTCGCTGGAACTTATGATGGATCAAATATAAGAGTCTACTTGAATGGAATAGAAGAAGGTTCGACTGCGAAAACTGGGAACATGGTATCAAACACATCACCCGTGAGAATTGGTGCAGGTTCCGGTGGTGTGGGAACCGAACAACCATTTAATGGTGATATTGGTCATTGTGAGATCTGGGATAGTGCTTTATCAGCTAATGAAATAAAATCATTATCAGTGGGTGTTAATCCATTAAGGATTAACAGGGAGAGCTTATTATCTTATTCACCACTCAATGGGCAAAATCCAGAATTGGATGTAATTGGTGGGTTAGATTTAACGGTAGTGGGAACAACTAAATCTGAAGAACCACCAATACCTAACAGTATAATAGCACCATAAAAAGGATAATTATATGAAAGTAGAGCCTACAAAAGAAGACTATCAAGAACTATTAAAAGATGAACATTCTAGAATGTTACTCACAACTATAGTACTTCAAAGATTATTAAAAGATGCAACAACAACAATTGAAGAACTTAAAAAGGGTGAATCAAATTAGGGATTATAATAATGAAAATAGAACAATTTACAGTATTTTCAGGGGTAGTCACAAAAATAGGTGATATTGTACCCGAAACTAAATTTATGTATGTACAAAACAATAATGTAACTAATTTTATGGTTGTAGGCACTAATAATTCACTTACACTATCTACAGGGTATAAAATAGTGCCTGGAGATACATTTCCAGTACCTTTAGATGGGAATACCACGGAAGTATTTGCTTTAGCATCTATTGCTGATATTAACGAAACAATAGTGGTGCAGGGATAATTATGGTTTTAAGATTTGATGTAGGTTCTATTAAGAGTAAACATATCACTAAAGAAGGTTTTTTATCTCTAGAAGGTACTGTTACAAGAATAGGTGTTTTTAGATACAAGAACAGTGATGGATCTATTAGAAATGAATTAAGACATCCAGACGATGTTTTAAAAACTGATTCGTTATCCACTATGGAAATGATACCAATTACATTACATCATCCATCAGAGAAAACAGTTAATTCTAAAAACTTTAAAAAGGTTGGTGTTGGTTTCACTGGAAATAAAATAACCAATGATGGAGTATTTATAAAAACCAATCTAAAGATAAATGATCAAAATGCTATTAATGCTGTAGAAAATGATAACATACAAGAATTGTCATTAGGATATAGTACGGTTTTAGTTCCAGAGTCAGGGGAATTTAATGGAGAACATTATGATTGTAGACAAACAGAGATTGTATATAACCATCTTGCATTAGTAGACAAGGGAAGGGCAGGGCCAGAGGCTAGACTACATTTAGATTCTGATGATGCTGTTCAAGAAGATAATATTAACATTGATAAAAAGGAGAAAATGATGCCAGATTTAGTAAAAGTTTCAATTGGTTCACTCAATTACGATGCTGCACCAGAAGTTAAAATTGCATATGAAACCGCGATTAAAAGAGCGGATATAGCTGAAACTGAACTCAAAACAAAATCAAATGAGGTTTCCACTGTTCAAGCTAAACTTGATACAGCTAATGAGACTATAGAATTAGCAAAAAAAGAAGATCCACAACTAAAGATTGATGAGGCTGTAAAGACTAGAATCGATTTAGAAAGGATTGCTTTAACTCATTTAGATTCTAATACCAAACTTGATGGTGTATCTAATAAAGAAATAAAAAAGCAATGTATATTAAAGCATTTTCCAGAATCACAGAAAAAATTAGATGATGGTAATGATATATATATAGATGCACGTTTTGATGCTGTTCTTGAAATGAAAACTGATGGTAGACATAATGATAATCCACCTAAAAAAGGAATTGCTGATCAACGTATTTCTATATATACAAAGAATGATAGTAGATCCAAAGATAGGATTGATTCTGTAGCATCTAAACAGAAAATGGAAGATTACTTATTAAATTCCTGGAAACCTAAAGAATAATAAATTTAACTGAATCCTGAAAGCTAAAACAGGTAATTAATTATAAACATTTAAAAGGAGTAAGATATGTCACAAACAGCTTACACAATAGATCAGCCTGAAGCTTTTGCAGGAATGAAGGGTGATTCTGAATTTGATAAAGTAGAAAGTAAAGCAGCTGAGGGAGTGGTAGGTTTTGGTCTTGGTCTTGAAGCTGGTACCGATCCAGTAGACCAAGTTAAAGTGCCATCTGATGCGGCAGGTGTATTTAGAGGAATATCTATACATCAACATGTAGAACCATTATCCGATGGATCTGTTCAATATCTTGATACACAAACTGTTGGTGTTCTTAGACAAGGCAAGGTTTGGATGCAACAAGAATCTTCAGACATCGATACACTTGCTGTAGATAATGCTGTATTTGTTAATGTAGCAATTGCAGGGGTACAACTAGGGAGAGTAACATCAGTTTCAACTTCTAATCTTTCCATTCCTACTGGTGTATGTCGTAAAATAACTGTAGACCCCGATGGAATTTCAATAGCTTTAATAGAAATAAACTTACCTTAATAGCATTGAGGTTAATTTTTAACTACAAAGGAAAAAATAATTATGGATACAATATATACACAAAATCTCGATGCGAACGAATCGGCCTTTTTCGCGAGGGAGCTAGAGTTTGTCAAGTCTAAAACCTACGACATTAAATACCCTAATCTGAAAGCGACTAAATTAATCCCAATGTCTATGGATGCAGGGGCTGGTGCTGATACAATCACTTATCAACAACTTAATAGTGCGGGTATTGCTAAGATAATTGCAAACTATGCTGATGATCTTCCTAGAGCTGATGTATTTGGTAAAGAGTTTACATCTAATGTACGTACAATAGGTATGGCTTATGGATATAATAGGCAAGAAATTAGAGCTGCCCAGATGGCAGGAAGACCTTTAAGGGATAAGAAAGCAACAGCAACTAGAAAAGCTAATGACGAAGAAGTCAATAGGATAGGATGGTTTGGTGATGATATTAATGGTTTAATAGGTTTCCTTACACAACCTAATGTTCCATCGGCTGTAGTTGCTACAGGAATTACATCTGGTAATGTACGTTGGATTGGTGGTACTCCTAAAAATCCTGCTGAAATACTTCAGGATATGAATGACGCTGTGACTCGTATTATATCACTTACATTAGGCGTTGAGAATCCTAATACTATATTACTTCCAATTGATCAGCAAAGGAAGATAGCTACTACTAGGCTTGACTCTGGAACTGATACTACCATTATGGAATACTTCCTAAAAAATAATCCTCAAATTAATGTAATCGAATGGGTTAACGAATTAAACGATGTTAGTCCAGCTCCATCTGGGGGTGCCTCTCCCACCGATATTGGTATAACTTATGAAAAGAATATAGATATACTTTCATTTGAAATTCCTATGACCTTTACACAGCTTGCCCCACAGGAAAGAAATCTAGAATTTGTAGTTAACACAGAATCTAGGAATGGTGGAGTTATAGTCTATTACCCACTGGCCATTGATTTTATGGAAGGTATATAGTCCTCTGCTGGTGTAGTGGAAAGCCTTGCTTGTATACCAGGGTTAAGTCGAAAGACAGTATACTCATGAATCATTAACAACCAGCAACGGAGAATAATATGTCAAAAAATAAAAACATTCAAGAAACAGAATCAACAGACTATACAGAAGTTGTAGTTCATAGAAATAAATTAAATATGACTACAATCAATTTTACAAAAGATGGTAAGATACATTCATTAAGGGTATATCCAGGTACAAATAGAATTACTGATGAAATAATTATAAGTTGTATCAATGATCCTAAGTGTAATAGGGTTTGGATGGATTTTTTAAAACCCTCTAAATTTTTTAGACATGGGTGCCATGAAATTATCACTGGACAAGTAAAAAAGGGAACTAAACAAACTACATCATTTACATCAATGGATGCCGACACCGCTAAATTGGTAGTTTCTGAAACCTATTCTATAGAGCAATTAAAACAGATGTATTCAGATGAGGAAAGACATAAATCAAGAAAAACTATTCTTTCAGCTATTATGGGACAAATAGATTTACAAAGTAAAGAAGATGTAGGTAAACATTAATGTCTATCTCTACCCCAGAAGAAATTATAGCAGTAAAATGTCCTAGCAGTGCCACAGATCCAAGATTAACCGATCTTATAGACTTAGCTAAATTCTATATATCTGAAAATATATTCCTAACTAAATTCAATTTGGCTTTAGCTCTTTTGGTGTGTCATCAACTTACTTTAGAGGCACAGGGTAATGGGGATTCATCTTCCTCTGGAAATGGAGCTATAGGAGGAATTAGAAGACTACGGGAAGGAGAGCTAGAAAAAGAATTCAATCAAATGTTTCAAGGTAATAGTATTAGGGAAAATAATCTTTATTTATCTCAAACACCAGCAGGACAAGAATTATTAATGTTATATAATGCATGTATATTAATGCCAAGGAATAGGTTTGTAAGTGGCAGGTAGTGTAAGAGATATAGATAAAGGTTGGAAATCTATAGTACATCAATTAAGTATACTTGATAATAACTCTACTAAAATAGGTATATTAAAAGGTACTACTAGAAAAGATGGTTCCAGCATGGTTAAGATAGCTTCCATAAATGAATTTGGATCAAAAGACAAAAAAATACCTTCAAGGCCAGCCCATAGATTTTCTTTTGATAAAAACCTAAACAAAATAAAAGTTTTCGAAGAAAAGGTAGTTGGACAGATATTTAAAAGAAAAATTAGATCTAAAGCAGCTTTAAAAGATATTGGTGAGTTTCATACTAAGAATGTAAAAAATGAAATAATTAAACTAAAAATTCCTGCCAATGCAGATTCAACTATTAGACAAAAAGGATTTGATAATCCATTAATAGAAACAAAACAGATGTTGAATAGTGTAGATCATAAGGAGACTATATGACTCTGTTAGGTAATCTTACTATTCCAGTGGTACGGTATACTAGTATATCTATTGTAAAAGGCAGGCATGTACCTGGAAGTGATGTAACTACTAATTTCAATACTATTGGGAGTGTGCAGCCTTTAACTGCTAAAGATACATCTACATTACCAGAGGGTGTAAGGGATAGAGGTGGGCATAAATTGTTTACTGATGATTTATTAAACATTGCAGATATTCCAAATAGAATAAAAGCAGATAGGGTGACTATAGAGGGTAGTTTATACGAGGTAGTTAAATCTAATAATTGGAAAAATGGACTTATTAATCATTTTAAATCTTTGGTGGTGCAAATAGATGATAAGCCTTAGCTCCATACAAGATGCCTTTTTTGATTGGGTAAATGAAAATACCACAGTAGGAACTAATAATATTATTTGGTCATTTCAAAATGTACCTGTACCAGAACAGACAGACCCCTATATTACCTTAAGAATATTAACTCTTTCACAAATAGGTGATGCTGATTTTAAAACCCCAGAAGCCCCAATTAATGAAGGTGATAAAGATATGATAATAACCTTGGATGGAATGCTTGAAATACAGGGATTTAATTTTGGAGTTATGCAGCAATTAATAGATTTAAAAAGGTCTATAAATATCCCTAGTGTACATCAAACATTGAGAGATAGTGATATAATTACATGGAATATGCCTAGTCCAATATCTGATATATCTGGATTAGATGATGTAGAAAATGAAGAACGGGCTTTGTATGAACAGGAATTTAGAGTTAATGATATTGAATCTAATATTGATTTAGGTTCTATTGTAATAGTTAATGCTAATGGGACATATGAACAACCAGGAAAACCAGATATAACAACAATTTTAAATATAGATGCTTCATAAAGGAGGTTAAAATGTCAATTGATTCAATAGTTAATGTTACAATTTTAATACAAACAGGTGCGGTCTCACGTGCTGGTTTTGGTATTCCAGGTATTCTGGGAACAAATAAGGCTTTTCTTGGATTAACCAAAGAATATACAAGTCAAACAGATGTTTTGGCTGATTTTGCTGCAACAGAATTAGAGGCAATAGCTTCAAATAATGTTTTTTCACAATCACCCCAAGTAATTAAGCTTGTTATGATGAGACGTGCTACATCAGATACTTCTGTGGTTACAATAACAGTAGCTATTGATAACACTAACTATACCATTACAGTTAATGGAACTGATTTTACTTTTAATTCTGGTGGGTCCGCAACAGTTATTACAATTGCTGCTGGTTTAGTAGCTTTAATTACAGGTGTTGGCATTACACCCACAGATAATTTAGATGGAACTTTTGACTTAGATGTAGATATTGCTTTAAACCCCTATACAGTTAAAGTAGGTCTTAACATGTCTGTTGATTATTCCACTTCAGATACAGTGCCTAATGATATAGCTAACGCGCAACAAGAGAATGATCTTTGGTTTGGTTTAACCCTTACATCCAGAGTTGAGGCAGATGTTTTAGCAGCATCCGGGTATATAGAAACACAAAAGAAAATATTTGGGACCTCATCTAGTGATTTAAATATTATTAATCAAGCTGTGGCTATAGACACTACTTCAATACCAGCTCAATTTAGATCACTAAGTCTTGCTAGGAGTTTTAGTTTTTATTCTGCTAATGCTGCAACCCAGTATAATGAAGCTGCATTATTTGGAACAATACTTCCATTAGACCCTGGATCATATACTGCTAAATTCAAAACCTTATCGGGTGTGTTCACAGATAATCTAGACTCAACTCAAGAGACTAACGCTTTTGCTAAAAATGCAAATATATATACAGAAGTTGGTGGTAAGAATATTACTTGCAATGGTCAAGTTGCCGAAGGTGAATTTATTGATATAATTATTTTAGCTGATGCAATAAATGCTAGAATCACTGAAAATGTTCTTTCATTATTGTTTAAACTTCCCAAAGTTCCATTCACTGATAAAGGAATTACAGCCATACAAGCTGAGATTAATGAGGCTTTAACCTTTTTCCAGGGTTCTGGTGGTATAGCAATAGACCCTCCTTTTATAATTACCGTTCCATTAGCTGCTGACATTTCAGCAGTAGATAAAGCAAATAGAACTTTAAACGGTGTAACTTTTACAGCTACATTAACTGGGGCTATCCATGCAGTAACAATTGTAGGGACATTACAACTTTAAAATTTTAAAGAATTTAATATAAGGAGATTTTACAATGGCATTAAAAACATTTGATCCACAAACTATTTCGCTCATTATTGGTGGTTTACCTATGGGTGGGTTTGCTGATGGTACTTTTATTACTTTTGAATATGATGAGGATACATTTACAAAGACTCAGGGAGCTGATGGGGAGTCAACAAGGGTCAAATCAAATAATAATGATGGTATATTGACCTTAACATTAGCCCAATCCTCTGATAGTAATATAGCCCTTAGTGGATTAGCTGAATTAGATAGATTATCTAATTCTGGAGTTGTTCCAGTATTATTAAAGGAGATATCTGGTTTAGTGGTTACTGCAACCTCAATAGCATCTGCACAAGCATATATTATGAAACGACCTAGCGTAGGATATTCTAAAGAAATATCTACTAGGGAATGGCCTATTGCAATGGTAGATGTTATAGCTATAATAGGCGGAAATTAAATCTAATATTTATATTAAAATTACACCAGTTAAGGAGGAAAAATGATAGAAGCAAAAGAACGAGATATAGATGGTATACGTGTAAATGTGTTACAGTGGGGGGCTAGAAAAGCCCTAAAAAATAAGTTTATATTAGGTAAATTAATAGGGCCAGCGATTGGTAAATTGGGAAAAATACTTGGAAACCTGGAAAATATGGGTGATGAAACAGATGAGGTTGATTTAACAAAAATTGATCTTGGTCCCATAGGGGATGCGTTTTTTCACATAATGATTTCGTTAGAAGAAAATAAATTTGATAAACTATTAAATATGTTAATGGAAAATGTTAAGTTAAATGAAAAAACATATAACGAAACATTATTTGATGAAATATTCACTGGAAATCTAATGGCAGTATATAAAACGATTAGTTTTGTTTTGGAGGTGAATTACAAAGATTTTTTCGTAAACAGCGGTATTGGGAACCTGTTGGAGAAACAAGTAGAGAAAGCAAAAACAACTTCTCAGCCAATATCGTTAAAGAAACTGAAGAAACATTCTTAGATGAACAAATATTATGGAGGTTAATAGGTGAGAACTTTGCCACTCTTACTGATCTGGAGACTACTTGGAATTTAGATGATGTTTTAAGAGCTAATGCTAGACTAGACATGATCCAACATTACCAAGATAAACAGATTAAAGAAGAACAAAATAAAAAATAAGGAAATAACATATGCCAGCAGTAACAGAAGCAATGACAGCGGGAATTCCAATGATTGCTGCCTTTCAAGCAATACTCATTGGATCGGTAACTGCTGGATTTGCAAGTTTGCTTACCTATTTTATGTCCACTATAGGACAAAATAATAGAGTATCAAAAATTGTAAAAGATGTTTGTAATACACATATAGATATATACCACAAAGATAATATACCTAGTTTAATTAAAGAATCTGAAAAAGATATTAAGAAAGATATATGGGTATCTGTGAAAAATAAAACAGCTCTACAAGATCAAAAAATTGAAAGTCAAAATGATAAGATTTCTAATATATTATGTATAATATCAAAATTAGATAAAAGTATGGATAATTTAAAATCTTCTCAGTCTTTTATAATTGTAAAGTTAGATGGTAATCCTAAAGACTTCAATCTATGATAATTAGAGAACTAGTAACTAAACTTACCTTTAAGGTTGATAATGCTAAGCTCATTAGGTTTAATAAAAATTTAAAAGCTACTATAGCAATAGCTAAAAAAGTTACAAAAGAAATAACAAAAATAACTGGAAGTGTTCGTAAACTTAATGCAGTTAAGCCTAAAATTAATATTAAGGTTAATAAAGGAGGCTTAGGTAAGTTTGATAAAGATTTAAAAAAAATAAAGAAAACGGTTAGAGATATTGAAAAAGGAATAACAAAAGTATTAAGATCAGCACGCAAAATTAATATTACTACCCCAAAACTAGATGTTAAGGTCAACACTACTGGATTAGAAAGATTAAATAGAAAGTTAGCAGTTACAAAACGTTTATCTAGGGAAACTATAGGAGAGTTACGAGATTTTAGTAGATCGGTGCGTAATGTAGGTATAGGTATAACAGCCTTAGTAACTTTACCTTTAACTCTATTGGGCATTAAAGCATTAAAGACATCAGCCAATTTAGAACAAGCTAAAATTGCACTAGAGGTATTTTTAGGCTCCGAAGAAAAGGCACTGGAAAAACAAAAAGAATTAATTAAATTTGCTAGTGAAACTCCTTTCCAGGTATTGGGTATACAAGAAACCGCTGGACAATTATTGGGGGCTGGAATAGAGGCAGATAAGCTAATCCCCACCCTAAACGCATTAGGTAACGCAGCTAAAGGCGATTCAGCTATTTTCCAGAGATTAGTATTAAATTTAGCACAAGTTAAGACACAAGGTAAATTAACAGGTAGAGACCTTAGAGATTTTTTAGTGGGGCAGGTACCCTTAACAAAATTACTTGCCAAGGGTTTGAACACTACAGAAGCAGCAATAGCTAGTATGACGTCTAAAGGACAGATATCTTTTGCAGATGTAGAGAAAGCTTTTTTTGATGCCTCAAAAGAGGGTGGTTTCTTTTTTGATTTAATGAAAAAACAATCGAAAACTTTAACGGGAAGATTTTCTAATTTAATGGATGCTATAACAGTATTTTTAGCTGAGTTTGGTGATGCTATAGATGTAGCTTTTAATTTAAAAGAAAATATTACAAAACTTGCAGTGTTTATAGGTAAGTTAACTGCTAGATTTAAATCCTTAAATCCAAAAATAAAGACACTTATTATACATTTTATAACATTTATAGCTTTAATAGGTCCTTTAATCACTATGTTGGGGATAGCTGCCTTAGCTTTCTTTTCATTAAAAATAGCCGCTGGATTTTTAGCCGTAACTATGACGGTCCTTGCTGCAACTATGGGCATGATAATATTTGTTATTGCTGCTATAGGTATAGCTATACATATTCTTATTGATGACTTTAATACATGGAGATCTGGAGGTGAGTCTGTAATAGGTTCTTTACTTGGATCTTTTGAAAGATTTAAAAACGTATTATCTAAAATATTCAATACTATAAAAAATGTTTTCACCACTTTCTTCACAGCTATTACAGATAATTCAAAAGAAAATTGGAAAGCTTTCTTTGATGCAATAATAACCACAGCTAAGTTATTTGTTAAGACAATTAAACTTGTACTTTTTGATAAGGTAGGGGAGCTATTAGATAAACTTGGTTTAAAGATTCTTAACACATTTACTAGGAACTTTGGTAGGGTTAAAAATCTTTTCGGCTTTAAGCAAAGAAATTTTGTAGAGCAACAAACACCACAAGAGAAAAATGCCGAATTAACCGCAGAAGCCTTAAAAAATGATTTTGATGTCAGCGTCCTTAGGCAACAAGCTTTAGGCCAAGGTCAAAATGTACAAGACATAAAAATAGATCCTGTTATTAATCTTACTTTACCAATAGGTACACCAGAGGAACAAAAGAAAATTGTAAGTGAAGATGCTAGAAAAATGGTTAGAGAAGAGCTTCAAACCATAATAGGAAATACTATTTCGGCTAATCCAAGGAATGAACAATAGTGGCTACCGAACAAACTACATTACTTTTCGGCAGAAAGGGTCCTAAGATTGGAGAAATCCAATTAGATGCTAATGTTAGGGAAACGCCTAAATATGAAAATGAAGTAACTCAATATCCTATAGAAACTGGATCGGACATAACAGATAATAATAGAATACTTCCCGATAAATTAAGCATAGAAGGTATTGTAACTAATACCCCCTTAGAAGTAACTTTCCAAGATATAACCGAACAAGTAGATGGTGATTCTAATACATCACAAGCAATTATTAACCAGCGTACGGGTAATCCCACGTTTGTAGAGGTGGCGCAAAACGCTTTATTAGCATTAACAGGTAGATCAATACATGGAAATATTATAAATGATCCACAAGTGATATCTATTACTACAGGACTTAGAGTCTATCCTAATATGGTTATTAGTAGTTTAAGTTTTCCTAGGACCGCAGAAACAGGGCAGGCACTTAGGGTAGTTATAGAGGCCGTTGCAATAGAAACCGTAAATATAGAATTTATAGAAATAGCTAATCCTCAAGCATCTGTAAAAGATAAAACGCAATCTAAAATAGATAAAGGAAAAAAAGTAACGGAGAAACCAGAGGAAGAAGAAAATATCTCAATATTAGCCAAGGTTGTCAATAAAATATTTAAAGGAACACCTTAATAATGTCAGTAGAAATATTACCTATTACAGCCGATGTATCTAATTTCTCTGAAGAAATTACATTAGAAAATGTACCTTTTAGATTTGATTTTGTATTTAATAATAGATCTAATCAATGGTCTATGTCTGTATTAAATATTAATTTGACCCCTATTGTAGAAGGTATTAAATTAGTTTTAAATTATGGTATGTTTGAGCAATTTAGGAGCTATGATTTGCCACCTGGAGAGTTATATGCTATAGATTCCACTGGAGATGAGATAGAAATTACACGAACTAATCTAGGAAATACTGTTTTACTCATATACATACTTGAAGATCAGGTTACTCCATTAGCAAGTATTTCAGGTGCATCGGCTTTATTATGACTCAATTTAATAGATCAGCATCGGTAAATATAACCGCTAAAGGCGGGGCACTTATCCCTATTACTCGATTACGTATTGTAGGAACTATTAATAAAACGGATAACAAAGACCCTAATACTTCTACTATAAAAATATATAATATGACTGAAAATCTATCTAATATAATACGTGCTACAGGGGATATAATTCAAGTCAATGCTGGTTATCTAGATGGTGATGGTGAGGAGTTAATTTTATTAGGCACAATTAAAAGTGTAGATACATTTCCAGATAGGCCAGAAGTTGTAACTACTATAAAGATATTGGATGGTAAATCAGCATTAGATAATGCAAAGGTAACTATCAACCAAACAGGTGGTACAGGCGCAAAATCAATTTTGAATAAAATTTTAGCTACATTCGATATAGGTAATAATTTAAAAACAATATCTTTTTCAGATATAAATTATCAAAATGGTTTTGCGTTCGCTGGTATGTCTAAATCCGCACTAACCAAAGTTACTAAGTTTTTAAAGTTAAATTGGTCTATACAAAATAATGAGATTAATCTAGTTCCTTTTGATAGTAATAATGGCGTTCTAGGTGTTTCTATATCCCCAAGAACCGGATTAATAGGATCACCACAAAAAATTGATTCTACAACTAGGAAAGATGCTGGTAAAAGTGATGTATCCACAATTGGCTGGAAATTTGACACATTATTGTCCCCAAAAATAAATCCACAAGGACAATTGGAATTAACGAGTAAAGAAATACCTAAAGAGAATATATTTACTGTTACCAGTGTCAACCATAGCTTTGATACCCATGGACGTGATTGGATATCATCCGTAGAGGTTAAGGAATAATGGCTGAAGATAACTCCCTAACCGTAGCTATCGAGAATGTAATATCAGCGTTATTTGAGGACGTACATACTTGTATGCCTGGAAGGATAGAATCATATGTATTTGGTGAAGCTAAAGCAACAATTAAACCACTGCTTAAAAAGGTATTTAATGATGGAACTATTTTAGAGCTTCCTGTTCTTCCTAATGTTCCTATTGTTTTCCAGAGAACCAATAACTCTGGGTTGACTTTTCCAATGAAAGTTGGTGATGGTGTGTTGCTATTATTTTCAGAAAGAGCTTTAGAAAGATGGTATTTATCTGGACAAGACTCCGAACCAGGAGATCCTAGGAGATATGATTTATCAGATGCTATAGCTACACCAGGATTATTTGGCTTCAATACAAAAAATTTAGCTTCTAATAATGAAGATCTTGAAATACACCATAATGGATTTAAAATAACTATCACAGCAGCGGGAAAAATAAGTCTTGTCGGCGCAAGTGGTTTAGACCTGGTAAAGATTATAGATGATTGGATGACACAAATGCAAAATTCTTTAGTTATCACTGGAATAGGATTACAACCTTTTGACCCGACATCATTAGCAGCAATGGCTGTTATACAGGCAAAATTACAGGAGCTATTAGCATAATGGCTATGAACGGAACAAATTTAGCAGGTGAAATTGTTGATGCTCTTGTTGCTGCTGGAAGATATCCAGGTTTAAATGCAACACAAATAAATGCAATTAAATCTGATAATGCTATAGTATATAATACTATGGTAGCTTATTTCATAGCTAATATGGAAATATCTGGTATCACTACTAGTACAACAAGCATTTTAGACTCACCTACTTTACCTATTCCGGTTCCTACAGATGGAGGTGCGGCTATATTAACTACAATGATAGCAAATACACTAACTAAATCTTTATCACAAGATAATGATGGTACTGGGCGGGTAACATGAGTATTGATTTAGCTTTAGATACATTAACGCATGATTTGTTAATTCAAACAAATGATTTACAATTAGTTAAAGATTCTAATCAAATAGATCAAAATACTAAAATTAGATTATTATTTTTTAGAGGTGAGTGGTTTTTAGATACTATAAGTGGTCTTCCATTTTATGAAGAAATCCTAGTAAGAAATCCTAATCTACCTGATATAGATAATATTATAAAAGCACAAATTACAGATACAAATGATGTTACAGAATTAATAGAATATAGATCTAATTTTGATACTAAAAATAGAACATATACTATAGTTTTTAAATATAAAGATAGTTTCGGAAATATAAACGGAACAACAATCACGATATAGGAATTATTATGGCAGGATTAACCACTACAGGCTTTGACAAAAAAACATTATCTCAAGTATTGGTGGATTTAAATCAAGCAACTGTTGATGTATTTGGATCTGTTAATACAAATCCAGAATCGGTTTTTGGACAATATAATGGTATTATATCAGAGACTGCTTCAGATATATGGGATTTAGCCGAATTAGTATATCAATCTCAATATGCTTTATTTGCAATAGGAACATCATTAGATGCTGTCGCTGAATTAAATAATGTTACTAGACTTGAAGAAACTCCATCTATAGCTATAGTTATTCTAGAAGGAACACAAGGTACTATAGTTACATTGGGAACACAATTTAGACAAGGATCTACAAATGAATTGTTTGCTTCATTAACCGATGTTACAATAGATCAATTAAATATTTTGAAAACTGTTGTATCGGTTAATGATGAAACTAATACACCTCACACAATTACCTTGACTATAGCAGCATCAGCAGAAGTATTCACAAATAATATTGTATCAAGTAAATCCGATGTTTTAATGGATTTAGAAACTCAGATAAATGCTTCGTCCAATTATGTTGCAGTTTTTGATAGTGTAAATATTACTCTTACTATAACAATATCTGATGATATTACACCATTCGAAATTTCTGTTACTGTATCAATAGATATTGATGAAATTTGGACACCTGTTACTGTACAATCTTTAAACACTGGTTCTATTCCTATAGCAATAGGATCTATAACAGATATTGAAACACCTGTTGTGG